TACAGCCACATTTATAAACTAAAAACTGTTCAGATGTCTAATGACAAAGGAACATGGTTTGGTTGGGATGTGTCAACTGTTGGACCGGTACAAGATAAAGCAGTATACGAAATAGCTAAAAATTTTGCATCTAGCGTAAGCAAGGGTGAAGTTCAAGCTAAACACGGAACTGAAGAATCTAAAACGGACACACCGTACTAACCGACTTCCACTGGAAGAAATAGGAGGCCGGCTAGGGAGACTGAATCGGCCTCCGCAAAATTATTATGGATAAGTTTATAAAGATATTTACAGGATTACAGCGAGCGCATGGATGCACTCACGTTGAAAAGAAAAATGCAGATGGAACAAAAATTAAAGGTAAATCTTTTGTAAAAAGAGAACGTGTTGTAGATTTATTATGGACTAACCATTTAAATGGTATAGAGCCAAGTTTAGGTATTATACCTATTAACGAAGACAATAAATGTATATGGGGTTGCATCGACATAGATAGTTATGCAGGTTTTGACCATAAAAAATTAATACAAAATATTTTAAATTATAAATTACCACTCATAGTAGCTAGATCTAAAAGTGGGGGTGCACACGTATTTTTATTTACTACTGTCCCAGTAGATGCAAGTTTAATGAGAGATAAATTATTATCTGTAAGTGCAATACTAGGTTATGGTGGAGCGGAAGTTTTTCCAAAACAAGTTGAATTAAAATCGCAAGATGATACAGGAAATTTTCTTAACTTACCATACTTTAATTGTAAAAATACAACAAGATATGTCTTTTTAAAAGATGGATCAGCTGCTACCATAGAAGGTTTTTTTGAATTATATGAAAGAAATAAACTTACACCAGAACAATTAGAAAAATTAGAAATTAAAAGACCACAATCAGAATTTAGTGATGGTCCACCTTGTTTAGAATCTTTAACACAAACAGATATTAAAGATGGTAGAGATAGAATAATTTATCAATACATACAATATGCAAAAAGAAAATGGCCAGAAAATTGGCAGGGTAAAATAAATAAATTTAATTACAAATATTTTGACAAACACAAAGACGGGCCTTTAGAAGATAAAATAGTACAAGGTAAAATAAAATTTAATGATGGTAAAGATTTAGGTTTTAAATGTAATGAAGAACCTATGTGTAATCATTGTGATAAAAAATTATGCATGACAAGGGATTTTGGTATTAAAGGTCAATCTATATTTCCAGTGCTAAGTGATTTACAAAAAATTAAATTAGATAAACCACACTATTATGTAAACGTGGATGGAGAAAGAGTTAAACTAGAAGACATTACATTTTTATTAGAGCAAAGATTGTTTCAAAGAGCTGTTGCAGAACAATTAAACAAAAGACCGCCTGCAGTTAAACCAAAAGAATTTGGTCAATACATAGATGGATTACTAGCAAGTGTAGAAGAAGTAGATCCACCAAAAGGTGCAACTAAAGTTGAACAACTAATGGATTATTTAGAAGAATATTGCACAGACAGGACAGGAACGGGTGCAACTAAAGAAGACATGGAACGAGGTAATGTGTGGACTTCTGACAATAAACATCATTTTATATTTCAACAATTTTTTCATCAATATTTAAATCGTAGAAAATGGCCAGAGAAGTATGCAGAAACATTACAGATGATGGCCGAGCATTGTAATTGTAATGAAACAAGAATTAGTATTGGTAAAAAAAGAAGGAATGTAATGGTAGTAGATGAGTTTGAAAAACAATCAGATACATACACACCAAAAGAATTTAAACCAAAGGATGTGTTTTGAAAACAATTGTATTAGGACCACCAGGCACAGGTAAAACTACAACTCTTTTAAATTTATTAGAAGATTATCTTAAGAAAACAAATCCAAACAGAATAGGTTATTTTGCATTTACACAGAAAGCTGCTAACGAAGCAAGAGACAGAGCTATGGAAAGATTTAATTTATCAGAAGATGATTTACCATATTTTAGAACACTACATTCATTAGCGTTTAGAATGCTAGGTATAAAAAAAGAAAATGTAATGCAAAGAAGACATTATGAAGATTTAGGTAAAAAAATAAAAATATTTGTAGATTACAATGATTACGATGAAGAATTTAGTGGTTTGTTTACTACAAAAAGTGATTACTTACGTATTATACACTTAGCAAGATTAAGAGGAATTACACCAGAACAACAATTTAATTTAAAAGAACATACACAAGATGTATCTGTAAAAAATTTGCGAATTTTATCAAATGAATTAGATAGATACAAGAAAGATTATGGTCTTATAGATTTTACAGACATGATATTTCATTTTACTAAATCAGATAAATCACCAAAATTTGATGTTGTATTTATAGACGAAGCACAAGATTTATCTTTTATGCAATGGGACATGGCCAAAAGCATTTGGAATAAAACAGAAGATTCTTTTATAGCTGGGGATGATGACCAAGCAATATTTAGATGGGCTGGTGCAGATGTAAACAGATTTATCACACAAAAGGGAAAATTATTAAATTTAACACAATCGTACAGAATACCCAGAGCTGTTCACGATGTGGCCATAAATATTATAGGTCGTGTATCAAACAGATTAAAAAAACAATGGCAACCTAAAACAGTAGAAGGACAACTATCATACCACAACGAGTTTAGAGATATAGATTTTTCTTCTGGTAAGTGGTTGGTGTTAGCTAGAACTAAATATATGTTAAATGAATTAGAAGACACGCTATACAAAAAAGGTTTGTATTATAAAAATAAATTTAAGAAAGGATATGAACAAGATTTACATGAAGCAATAATAGATTGGGAAAAATTAAGGACTGGCAAAGATATAAGTGGTGATTGTATACAAAGAATTTCATCTTACATGGGAGATAATAATTTTAATAAATTTAGAATAAAAGAAATGAATAAAGATAATTACTATGCTTTATCAGAACTAAAATTACATTTTGGATTGAACACAGATAGTGTTTGGTTTGATGCTTTTGATGAAGCACCACAAAAAAATGTAAACTACATAAGAAAGATGAGAGAGAATGGAGAAAAGTTAAACCAAGACCCACGAATTTTACTTTCCACAATACATGGTGTAAAAGGTGGGGAGGCAGATAACGTAGTTTTGTTATCTGATTTAAGTCTAAACACACAGAAAGGTTATGAAAAAAATCCTGATGATGAAAACAGATTGTTTTATGTTGGAGCAACAAGAGCAAAAGAACATCTGCACATAGTCAAACCAAAGGATATTTATAAAAGTTTTAAAATATGACAGCATACAAAAAACAAATTGGAGGATCTCACTATAAATCGATGGTCATGCAGCCGAGTGAGTTTATAAATAAGAATAGGTTGCCCTTCGCGGAAGGATCGGCTATAAAGTACATATGCAGGCACGCTGCCAAAGGAAAGGAACAAGACATCGATAAGGCAATACATTATTTGGAAATGATAAAAGAAAGGGATTATTCATAATGCAAATACCATTATTTAAAGCACAAACAGAGTGGTTACCACCAGATGAGTTTCCAGATTTATCTCAACACGCAGAAATTTCAATTGACTTAGAAACTAAAGATCCAAACTTAAACAAATCAATGGGCTCTGGCTCTGTTGTTGGTGTTGGTGAAGTGGTTGGTATAGCTGTAGCTGTACACAATTGGTCTGGTTATTATCCAATAGCACACGAAGGTGGTGGTAATATGGATAAGAAGATGGTCCTTAAATGGTTTCAAGATACATTAAATACTGATGCTATAAAAATATTTCATAATTCTATGTACGATGTGTGTTGGATTAGATCTATGGGACTTACTATCAAAGGACAAATTGTAGATACAATGATTTGTGCAGCTATCGTAGATGAAAACCAAATGCGATACGATTTAAATAATTGTGCAAGAAGATATATAGGTAAAGGTAAAGACGAAACAGCATTGTATGCAGCAGCAAAAGAATGGGGTGTAGATGCAAAAGCAGAGATGTATAAATTACCTGCAATGTATGTTGGTAATTATGCAGAGAAAGATGCTGAGATAACTTTAGAGTTATGGCAAGAAATGAAAAAAGAAATAAAACTACAAGACTTACAATCTATTTTTAAATTAGAAACAAATTTATTTCCTGTGTTAGTTGATATGAGGTTTCTAGGTGTGCGTGTAAATCAAGAACAAGCATCGAATGAAAAGAAAACATTAGTAGAACAAGAGAAAAATTTATTACATGAAGTGTTAACAACCACTGGTGTTGATGTACAAATATGGGCTGCAAGATCTATTGCAAAGGTATTTGATAAACTAAAATTAGAATACGATAGAACAGAAAAATCAAAAGCACCTTCATTTACAAAAGGTTTCTTATCCAATCACCCACACCCAACAGTAAAATTAATTGCTAAAGCTAGAGAGATAAACAAAGCACATACAACTTTTATAGATACCATTATAAAGTATGCTCACAAGGGCCGTATCCATGCAGAGATTAACCAATTACGTGGTGATGGTGGTGGTACTATCACTGGTAGATTCTCGTATAATAATCCAAATTTACAGCAAATTCCAGCAAGGAACAAAGATCTTGGACCACGGATCAGATCATTATTTATTCCAGAACAGAATCATAAGTGGGGTTGTTTTGATTACTCACAACAAGAGCCACGTCTAGTTGTGCATTACTCAGCACTACAAAATTTATATGGTGTTAATGATGTATTAGATGCTTACAATGAAGGCGATGCAGATTTTCACACTATTGTAGCTGATATGGCACAAATACCTAGATCACAAGCTAAAACAATTAATCTTGGTTTATTTTATGGTATGGGTAAAACAAAACTACAAGCAGAACTTGGTGTAAATAAATTAAAATCAGATCAACTATTTAAACAATACCACGAACGTGTGCCCTTTGTTAAACAACTTATGGACGCTGTGATGCGTAGAGCACAATCTTCTGGTAAAATTAGAACGCTTCTTGGACGTCTATGCAGGTTTCATTTGTGGGAGCCAAACCAGTTTGGTATTAATAAAGCCCTGCCACATGATGAAGCACTCATGGAACATGGACCAGGGATCAGAAGAGCTTACACATACAAAGCTCTTAATAAATTAATTCAAGGATCTGCTGCGGACATGACAAAAAAAGCCATGATAGATTTACATAATGAAGGAATTATCCCACACATACAGGTGCATGATGAATTAGATATTTCTATACAAAATGAAGCACAAGCTAAAAAAATAAAAAATATAATGGAGTCAACAGTATCACTTGAAGTACCTAATAAAGTAGATTATGAAGTAGGAACAAATTGGGGTAATATTAAATGAGGAAAAATTATGGCTTATCTAAATGCAAACATTCCAGTAGAATACGCACAAATAAAAAGGGAATATCTTTATGACCTTAAAAAACATCATGGCGAAGTTGAAGACTGTATTATCTTCGGTATTAGCTCTCTTACAGGTAAGTCGATCTTGTTTCATGCCATTATGGAAAACGGTGCAATCTTTTATCGCCTACCAATTTCGGCTTTTATTCAACGTGGTTTTAAACCGGAAGCTGTTCCGTCTCGCAGACTTGATGAATTACAACTTTGGAATTGTTTTTCTTATTATCCTGCTGTTAATACTTGGGATATTTTAGAAGGACAAGCTGGTAAATACATTGGTAAAGATAAAAAATGGCATCCAGGAAAATATTTATTTACGGTTGACTTTGCTCATCCTGAAGCTAATATATTAGACACGGATCATTCAGAGATTCCGCACGAACATAAGTGCGCACACATCATAG